ATAACAGATGTGGTTGAGATCATGCTCTCTACGCTGATTGAACAAGATAGGGTTTCAATCAAAGAGTTCGGCACGTTCGAGTGGAAGACCAGGCCGGCTCGACAGTGTCGGAATCCCCACACTGGCGGCACAGTCGATGTGCCTGAAACCAAAACCTTAACGTTCAAGGCTTCTAATGGATTGAAAACCTATGCAGACTGATATTCTATATGATATTTGCAAGGCGGCTGGTATCGGATGTACTACCGATTTTGCTTACCTGGTGAGTAAGATTAAGGATTTACGGATCGGACATGAACGATATGAGAAGGTTCGCCATCTGAACGCAAGGCAATTCGATGATATTTTTAAATGCAACGTACAAGGTCGTAGGTTCGATGATCTGATTGATGAAATGTGAAAAAAGGGAGGTGATTACTATGGCAAAAAAAGCAACAAAACCGATTAAAAAAGGTGGGAAACCAAAACCAAAACCCTGTTGATCGCAATCAAAGCAGTCGTAAAAAAAAAACATTACGGCTGCTTTAAAGGATAAAAACATGACAACCAAGTTATCTGGATTCCAACGCTACATCGGCACATGGGGACAAGATACGTTTCCAGATGCCACCATAAATGGACAATTGGCGCACTTGGATTTAGAATTGAATGAAGTTCATGAAGCCGCAAATGTTTTTTTTAATAATCCATCGATTGAAAATAAAAAAGAATTTCAAACCGAGATAGCCGATGTTTTCATTCTTCTTCTTGGGATTGCACACAGAATGGATTTTGATCTCATGCTTGTTGCAGCAGACAAGTTCCGGGTATTGCAAAAAAGGCAATGGCTACCTGCTAATCCTGATGGCGTTTATCACCACATCGCTGAGGACATCGTGGCATAAAACGTGTTCAGAGCCAGGGTTTCGTTGTGTTCTCCCTTTCGCGGTCGGTGATCCAGGATCGTGGCTCGCACTGGATTTCTTATTAATCTCTAAAAAGGAAATTACTTTGGAAAATCAAACAAAATATCATGCTGCAGCAGAAAAAATCGCAGACATGATAAATGAAAAACAATCGGCATACGGGGATAGCTTTGGACAATCAGGAAAAGTGCTGGAGCTTCTATACCCAAGCGGTGTGCTGGTGGCGCAATACCAGGACATGCTCTGTATGATCCGGATCATCGACAAACTGTTCAGGATTGCAAACGATAAAAATGCTTTTTCTGAAAGTCCTTATGCAGATTTAGCAGGATATTCACTGCTTGGATTGTGCAGTCAGAAGGATTAACGCCAATGGATGTGCGGATCACTCAAGACATCCACTATACGCATAACAGGCAGTCGGAGCCTATTTTCGTTATGACGTTTAACAGGGGGACGAGTTTCAATTCGTCTTCAATGGATTTCACTATCCCTGAGCTAATTGCAATTAAAAATGCAATAGATTGTTTTCTTTGTGAACAAGATAAAAATTAAACCAGTATCCTCAAAGGAGGGTGTAACAAATGCAACAAATTAACGACCGTCCTTTTTTATGCCGGATATTCGGTTCAGGCCGAGACCCGCTTCTTAAATGTCCGAGAGGCTGCGGGCCGGAAAAGCCGCTTTCGTGGGAAAAGGCGAGGAAATTGACAAATCGGTATCATTTGTTAATCGGTAAATGAAATACGAGGCAGTAGAGCATGGCATGGTAAGGCCTGGCGAGGCGAGGCCTGGCAAGTCACGGTCTGGCAAGGCGAGGTAGTAGAGCATGGCGAGGCTTGGCAAGGCTCGGCTGGGCGCGGCTGGGCCTGGCTTGGCATGGCAAGGCAAGGAAGTAGAGCGCGGCATGGTTTGGCAAAGTGGGGCGGGGCAAAGCTTGGTTAGGCAGGGCAGGGTAGTAGAGCAAGGCATGGCTTGGCACGGCGCGGCTTGGCAAGGCTGGGCCGGGCAAGGCAGGGTAGTAGAGCAAGGCATGGCATGGCAAGGCGAGGCCGGGCAAGGCAAGGCAGGGAATTTTTTAAATAAACTCAAAGAAAGGAATACATAATGGAAATCTTAAAACTTGAATTAACTGGATTATCACCGCTGTTAATGCACAGCGAACGTGGAGCGAACCCGCTTGACCCTGACACCAAAGCAATGAAAGCGGTAACAGGGAAGAAAAAGAAAACCGATGAAGATTATGAGGAAATGGCGCTAAGAGATTGGTCGATGGCAATGTATTTTGACGATGAAATCGGGCCATACATTCCAGGATTGAATGTCAGAGCGTCTATCGTAGCAGGTGGCAAAATGAACAAACTCGGAACAACTTTGCAGAAAGGCACGATGATTCTGGCAACTAAAATCCCGCTCGAATACGAAGGGCCGAGAACTGTCAATGGATTGTGGGCTAATCCTAAATACCGTGACATCCGGTCGGTAGTTGTCGGGCAGGCTCGGACTATGAGATGTAGGCCTATTTTTCATAGTTGGAAACTGGTTGTGGATGTCAATTTTGATACGAAAATCATCGACATCGACAATATCCTTTTGTCCGCCGAAAACGCAGGTTCTTACATTGGCATTGGGGATTTTAGACCGGGCAAGGGGAACGGTTCTTATGGCCGGTATGAAGTCAAGGTGATTTAAGGCAGGGTAGTAGTGCGTGGCAGGGCACGGCTTGGCGGGGCCAGGCATGGCAAGGCAAGGCAGGGTAGTAGAGCATGGCGAGGCACGGCGGGGTGGGGCATGGCCTGGCATGGCGCGGCGAGGCAAGGTTTGGCGGGGCCGGGCAAGGCAGGGTAGTAGAGCATGGCGAGGCACGGCGGGGTGGGGCACGGCTTGGCAAGGCAGGGCAAGGCAAGGCAGGGAAGTAGAGCATGGCATGGCAGGGTTGGGCATGGCATGGCAAGGCAAGGCCAGGCAAGGCATGGCAGGGTAGTAGTGTAAGGCAGGGCAGGTTGGGGCGAGGCAAGTCGTGTTCTGGCCCGGCTTGGCAATGTTAGGCAAGGCAAGGATTTTTCAACAAACAAAAAGGAAAAAATAATGGAACAAGCAGCTCAGGAACGGATGATTTATCCAGCATGGAAAAACGCTGTTGAACTCGCAGCTATCGAATTTAAGACCGGCGACCTAATTACGATGGCATGGATTCACAAAAACTTCATGATTAAAAAACCAACCACCGGTACTTTTGAAACATTCCAGAAATATCAGTTTGAATTCTTGGCAGCTATCGACGGATTTAAAAACGAACTGCTTGAGATACATCAGATAGCAATTGCAAATGTCAGGGGTGAAGGCTATAGAATATTACATCCAAAGAAACAAACCGAACACGCCGAAAAGAAATTCATTGACGATTTGAAAAAGAATGTCAATAAAGCTATCACGATTCTAACCAATATAAAATACGACCAGCTTGACGACAAAGACCGTAAAGATAATGCCGATACAAAATGCCGTATTGCAGCTATTTACACAATGTCAAAGAAACAAAAACTTTTGACAGCGTAGTGATTCAGGAACAGAAAGGAGGTGTGACAGTAGCCATTATGATTGAAGAAGCTGGAGAGGCAATGCAGGCGGCTATCAATTGCCATTACGAAGGTGGGGATATTGAACTGCTCAGGATTGAGTTAGCGCAGGTCGGCGCGATGTGCGTCAGGACGATTATGCACCTGCCATAAAAAAGAAACGCCACATATCTGGAAGCGGCAGATACATGGCGTCATGTCCGACAGGAAAGGAATAACCATCGGACGGGGAACAAGAACCACTAAACCAAAGAAAAGGAAAACGACACACGAAAATCATGATAAATGACATCAACATAAAACACAAGAGATATTTCTAATGCCGAATTTGCCTCTCAAAAATTGCACCAAACCAGGGTGTTCAACTCTAACCGCAGGTGGCGGCAGGTGCCCGGCTCATGCAAGAAAGGCAAGACAAATCTATGACCAACAGAGAGCAACACCAGACAAACGAGGCTATGATTTCAGGTGGCAGAAAGTAAGGCGCATCAAGCTGTCAATCAATCCATTGTGCGAAATGTGCCAGGCTGATAATCGGTATGTCAAAGCAGATATCGTCCATCATATCCAGACGATTGAAGAGCACCCGGAGTTGAGGTTGGTAATGGAAAATTTATTGGCTGTCTGTGTAAAATGTCATGAGAAATCT